CAATATCTTCAATCTCACTCATGCGAAAAACCCTTCTATAGTTGACATGTCAGAATCTCTATTAATTCGTTTCGATTTAACTTTAGTCCTATTAAAATCTAACCATGACATCATATCAGATTCTGACCTTACTGTCAATAGTTGGTTTATGTGCATGATCTTATTCCATGATTTGCTTGATGCTGAAGGCACATGAGGTTCATCTGTCATTACTTTATCAAGATTAGTTATGAAGTTATGGATCTGAAAGTAAGTATGTGCCGCATTACAAAGTAATGTAGATACTATCTTATTCGTATCTCCGCTCTGTAATACTCTATTCTTGATAGTCGAATATTTCCAATCTCCGCCATCAGTTCCAAAGATATTATCGATGAACTGATCTTCAGTAACATACTGAGAAAATGTATCGCTGAATAGATTATAGACATTCCTGAAATGCTTATCGACTGCCATCGTCTTATAAGAACCTATTGACTTACAGGTCCCATTGACCTTCAACAACCCATACTGAAAAGTAGATGTATGAGAGCTAGAATCGTATGATACTCGCTCAAACTCGCTGAGATATCCTGACTTCAACAGATATAAGATAGGACGCATCCTATAGATAGAACCGACACCCAAGACGTGAAGATGCTTACGGACATTAGGATGACATACCTGTGAGATCTTCTTAGCGGCACATAGCATCTCAATCGATTCTAGTTCACCATTACCCATGCAAGTATCAGCAATCGCCATGCCGCCGATGTTTGCATAATCCTCATCTGTGAGACGAGTCGCGATATTATTATAAAAGTCGACCATGTCCTGGATGTTGTTTCCCTGGACGATGATGATGACCTTCGTCTTAGCACCTACATTACGGAAGTAAGTCGTCTGTGCTTTGATATTGTCACCAGTAGCAAACGCAGATTTCTGATGATCGACTGAATGGAATATCTTGTTGCCGACATTAGAACGCTCATTGCGAGTCCTTGTAAGCGATACAGATGATAGCGGGATCACATCAAAGCACATAGCATAGTCAGCATACGTCTGTGTCTTATAGATCTGATTCTTGATCTCATCCGTGATCGACTTACCTGCTGTGACGATCTGCAACCCGCCTGAATCCGCATATACAGACTCTGAACCTAGGTTAGACAAGCGCTTGAATTCTTCGACATGATTCTTTTCTGTATAAGCATTGTACAGGGTAGACACTAGAGGATTCGTGTTATGGCAGGTCTCTGCGATCCTCTTCTTGAGAGAACCCATCAATGAGATAGTAGCATTCTTGTATTCAGGAAACCATGATGCTTCATGATCAGGAGTGAATACTCCCATCATGCCACAAGCAGATATCACATAATCTAACTTCTTTTTATCTACCATTTGTAAACTTTTCCTGCAGTGATATGTTATCAAAGAATTCTTTCTTGACATGAGCATCATGGAACTGGCCGTGAAGGACAGTCGTCTGAGTCAAGGAACTGTGTGCCATGATGCCACGATTCTCACAGCAACCATGAGTCGCCGCGATGTATACGCCGATATCATCGCTCATGGTCGCGATTGAGATCTGCTTTGCGATATCATTGCATAGTTCTTCTTGGAGCGTTCCACGCCTCGCACAGTGCTGAGCAATACGAGTGTACTTAGATAGCCCTATGACCCTATCGCCAGGAATGATGCCGATATAAGCGATTCCTGTGACTGGTTGATGATGATGAGAACACAGCGACTTTAGTTCAGAACGGACGACGAGCATTCCCGTATATTTGTTCTCACCTGTATTGGGAAACGATGTTATCTTAGGGCTTTTATGAAAGCGACCTGCCATCGTCTCATTGAGATACATCTTAGCAAGACGCTTGCCCGTGCCACGAGAATTAGGATCGTTTGCACGATCAATGAGCAAACTGTCTAATACAGAATCAAACTTTGCTGCTAATTCTTCGATCAGAGCATCATGCTCATCTGGTCTGATATGATCGCTAATATTGTCACATGCGAAATAACGAGTATTGCTTTCTTGCAATCTTTTCTTGATAACTTCAGATATCATGTTTCACCTCTTAAAATATTATAATATACAGTTATAGTATAGTTGTCAAGCAAACTATGTGCCCCAAGCATTTTTCCATAACTGTACTTGTAATCTAGGTGTATATCTCCATCCGTGCTTCATACAAAGCTCTGCAACCCACTTCTCGTTATCATTATAGTGTTTCGTAGTTCCGCCTGCAGGCATCAAGTAGATTGGAATATCAGTCATTGCAAATGGACCTAATACTTCAGCGTATGCCTTGATAGCATTCTGTACATCTTGATAATCTTCTTCATTAGATACAACCCACTTAAAATACAGCGATGAAGAGAGTTGAAAATATTCTCGAATTACTTCTGGCTTGATAGCATCTTCCCATGCCTCGCCAGATGATGGCAATTTTGATGATACGCTGTATGTGATATTGAGCATAGGATAGGTCTCATTCGTCAAGAACCAATCTTTTAATTCTGGTTTAAGCATCTGAGTGCCATTTGTCTCAAATGTGATATGAGTGAGGTTCATCCCACGCTTACCAATCTCCTCAAACAGATCGATATACGACTTCTGCCATCCAAGCAAAGGTTCGCCGCCAGTCAGGATCAGATGCTTATCCGGACCAAACTTGCCGTCTGGAAGAAGCTCTTGCATACGATCTACGATTGCAGAAACTTCAAGCATCGGGCTAAGATGTTTGAATCTAGGATCCCATGAGGCATAAGAATCACAACCTGTATGAACAAGAGGTAGATCGTTATAAGAATCATAATTTGCTGGGTCAATCGCGAGACGTTCTTCAGATAGAGTACCCCTAGGCATACTAAAGCCAGCACATTTAAAATTACAACCAAAAATCCTGAGAAAAACGCTAGGTGTTCCAAGATATTGTCCTTCACCTTGTAATGAATAAAATAATTCTGCTACTTTAATCTTTGACATTATATATCGCCTCTTTCATAAATTGCGCTATTACCAGCATGCTCAAATACTTCTACTGACTTTAACTTAACACCTGCACCAACTGGATATCTGCCCGTATTATCTTTCTTCATATCCACGAGCATCGCGCTCATCGCATCAAAAGCAATCTTGGCAAAACCTTCACATCCAACGCTATCAACAATACGAAGATCAACGATGCCATTATCATTGAATCCGCCTTTGATCATATTGAGTTGCTTAAACGTTTCTAGGTGCGGATCATCTTTTGCAATAATCAAAGTATGATCAAACATATGATCAGCCCATTCTTTAAACTGCTTTAGTCCTCCAAAATCCATCACCCAGTTACGATCATCTAATGTTTCTGATTGAAATGTCAACTTGATGCCGATAGAATACCCATGGAGAGTAGAGCAATGAGAATGTGTCGCTTTCCATTGACGAAAGCAACAACTCAATCCACGATCAGTTCCATATGTTTTTGTTGAGAGATATCTCTTAGACATGTATTGTCTCCTATAGAATAAATTTAATATTAACTATGATATAACAGATTTTATAGTTTGTCAAGTCATATATTCTATTTAGAAACTTTTGCCACCTGCAGCCATGCGATTTTGTAATTGGTGATCAGCTCTATTTGCATTGTAGAGATGCTTATCAGCGATTGCACCAGCGACGTCTAGATCATACAAACCTGCCATATCAAGGATACGGATGATGCAATCCGCGAGTTCTACTTCGAGCATCTTACGTTCTTTGAGGTGATCGTCCATGAGGTCTTTTCTAGCTCCTTCAAGAGCCTCAGACAATTCAGAATGACATAGAGCGATAAGGGTTCCTACTTCACGCTCTTTATTATGCCAACCCATGATACGAGCTTGTCCATGGAGTTTATTTTGAATATTCGTAAGAGCAGCAACCTCTTCTAAACTAATTTTATACTGGTGCATCAGATTTTCCCTTCTCATTTTCAATTGCTGCTAAAAGCATCCTATTGACCTCAGCGTTGATCTGCTCTTCTAATTCCTGAGGAACACCTTCTTTATTGACTTTTGTTGCTTTTCCATTATCGATCTTGTATATGTCAACTAACACATACATATCACCTTTTTCATCTTCTTGTACGAATTCACCTGGCGGGAAGCATATCATATACTCTCCTATCCTAAATCCTTCTAAACTACTTATATTGATATTTTCATCCATTGTAATATCCTTTTAATGCTTTTTCTCTATGATATCTATTAGCCCTATTAAAAAATAAAATTCCGTCTAAATGATCTAATTCATGCTGAAATGTTCTTGCTGTAAGACCATCAAATTTCTTAGTAACTAACATTCCTGAAGGTGTTTGAAATCTAACTCGTATCTCTTTTGATCTCTTTACTTTAACAGTGACACCAGGAAATGAAACACACGCTTCTTCCATTGATGTAACTTCAGGACTACTGTATACTATCCTAGGATTAAAGCACACATAATTTTCCGGATGTCCGCGCATACAAAATACACGATATGGCAGTCCTAATTGATTGGCGGATAAACTAATACCATTATGATTGTTCATTTCAAAAATTAATTTGGTCGCAATGTCTGATGGTGATTCCGGAGGGTAATTAAAATCAAAATCACCTACCGGCTTCGATAGAATAGGATCTGGATATTTAATAATCATACCCACTCCTCTGCAATACCAACAAGCTCAGCAACAAGAAGCAATACTGCTGTAACTTCTGCTACAAAATAACCTGCAGCCAATCCACCAAAAGCAACTATACGAATTGCACTCTTGACATATGACATATAGGTATGCCACTTACGATATCTATCTTCAAAATCACTCATAATATCTTCCTTATCATACGAATGCTATTGATGGACATTTAGGCATATAACAAACTATATTATGCATTTTATTCACACCACATAAAGGACATTTAAAATAATCAGGATTTGTATTCTTCATTGGATCTTGAATATAAAACTTCACTGCTGCATTGTATCCGTCTTTATAACCTTGCGAATACGATTTTACGTTGATGGTCGTTTCTGTTTCTTCTAATTCATATTCACTCATGCTGCCACCTGACTAAAGTTTTTTATCTTAGCAAACTTAAGAACATTGCTAAACTTATCTACTAATTGATCAACCTTATGACTAATGATAAAGGTATTCGTATCCTGTGTCAAGTTATTTAAAATCTTTAGAAACTCATCAGTGCCATTGCTATCAAGAGAACCATCAAGCACTTCATCCATAATGAGGAGATTAGTCGATGTCGAGTTTCTAAGTTTTGCAATAGCCCTCCAAGTAAATAATATTGCGAGGTTGATTCGCATTTTTTCACCTTCTGAGAAGGAGGCATAGGAGAACTCGTCCCGGAATCTTGATTTGATGGTTTCATCAAAGTTCTCATTCAGTTCAAATTGCACGAAGAAATCCATTGCTGACAGGTATTTATTGATCAACTTATTGATCACAGGAATATACTGCTTGATGATCCTCGCTTTGATCCCATTGTCTTTCAAGATCACAGATGCGATAGTGTATGCTTCCTTATCCTTCAATATATCGCTCTTCAATTCTACTTGCTGATCGATGAGCAATTCGAGCTCTTTCATCCTATCATCATTGATGATGAAGTCATCTGTCTTGATCTGAAGTTCAGAGATATCTTTAGCGATCTTCTTGCACTGTTGTACCAGACCTGTGATATTATTGAGATGTGTTATCTTTTGAATATTGGATGTGCTAATCTGTGAAAGTATGCTAGCAATCTCTGCAATCCGTTTTTGGATTTTCTGTATCTCTTTGCGTATCTGGTCGATGCCGTCGGTCGTCTCTTGAAATTGATTTTGTTTAGTCGATACAGTCTCACATTTAAAGGTATCATCAATCCCCTGTTTACAAGTAGGGCAATTGTCATGCGAGTTGAAGAAATTGATTTCTTTCTCGAGTTTGGACAGTTTATCGTTAAGCTGTCCTTCGAGTACCTGTAACTTATTTTGTTTGCTGTTGACTTGTTCTTGATCTTCGACTTGTTGGCTAAGGGCCAGGATCTGTTGTTCTGTGTCATCGACTTGTATCTTTTCTGCATCGATCCTATCCGTTATCTGTTTGAGCTCTTGCCTGTATTTTTCGATCTGCTCTTCATTATTTTTTTGCAAGGCAGCAATATGCTCATGTTGCATCTTGATCTTCTCAGATGTCAAGTCATACTGATATTCTACTTCTAAGAGCTGAGCATTATTGTTGGTTATCTTTTCTTTTAACAGGCTATTCATGGTAGAGAAGATCTGAATATCAAGGAGATCCTCGATGACTTCTCTACGTGACGCCGCTGCTAGTTGCATGAACGGGACGAACGATGCTGATCCGAGGACGACGACTTGACAGAAGCTCTTATGATTTAATTTCAAGATTTGTTTTTCTAAAACATCTTGATAATCTCTAGATGCCGCATCTTGGCTAAGCAGCTTCCCGTTGCTATACATCTCAAAGATGTTAGGTTTCAATCCGCGGATGATCTTATATTTTGATGATCCGATATCAAACTCTAACTCGACAATGAGATCTTTCTTATTGATAGAATTCAATAGTTGAGGCTTATTGACTTTTCGGAATGGTTTATTGTACATCGCAAAGGAAAGCGCATCCAAGATTGTGCTCTTGCCTGCGCCATTCTCACCAACAATTAGAGTAGTATTATTCTTATTTAATTCTATCTCTGTAAAACTATTACCAGTAGAAA